AAGTCCGTAAGCAGTCTTTCTTGCTTGCTCTAGGGCTATCTCTGGATCCATGCCTGCACGTTGCGCATCACTAACCTGCAATGATATTGCTCGAGACTCTTCTGGAATATCCTTAAGGCTAGCCGGTGAAGTCTCTTGCACCCTGGATATGAAGTCAGACATTAAACCGACTTGCTCAACAGTGCCCGAACGCATCGCAGCATTTACATTAGAGATAAGTTGTTTAGGGGCCAAGCCTGTATTCTCAACAAACTCAACATTAAGATCGACCTGCTGCTGTAAAGGGAGTTGCTGCCACTGTGGGGCTACAGAATTATAATAGTTATTAATGTCGGTTCGATCCTGGCTAGAGCCAGCCGGGTCTGCCGGAACCGTTGGATCGGTAAACATTAGACCGCGAGCAATACTCAAATCAAGCTTGGCTGCTTCAGCATCAACCTTTAAGTCTTGCTTCTCGCGAGCTACCTTGCGATTGATCTTTGTCTGCTCTTTGGATATGAAGCTATCCCATTCATCAGGCGTAAAGCCTTGAGGGCGTTCGCCGCTAAGCTCTGTTAGCTGGTCCATAGCCGCCTGTGAGCCTTCAGCATCATAGGTGCGTGATAATTCACCAGCGCTAAATGACTCTCTTAGCTTTAGGTTTACATCTCTAATCTGCTCTGACTTCTGTACATCACTAAGGTCTGACCGGTTATTAATCGAATCAATCGCAACGGTAGAGTCAAGCAATGCGCTTTCAGCATCACCATCAAAGGCTGCTGCCTCTGCAAGACGACCTCTTTCAGCTGTGTTAATCGCCTGATCTTGATTGCCCTGGTCAACAATAGCCTGAGCCTGCGCTGCCTGTATCTTAGGGCGCTGCCTGGAGATCATCGAGTCAATAGATAGCTCAACAGCTGGGCGTGATGCGGGGTCAATCCCTGCCATAAAGCCTTTGGCTAGAGCCTCAGCCCCAGTGTTGTAAGCTTGTAAGTCTTGTGAGTTCTCAGCCGCTAGATTGGTAAACGATTCCATCACATCGTTATCAAGGGATTTTATATAACCTTCCCTTGCTGCGGTATTGAATGCCTTTGCAGATACGCCACCGATAAACTTTTCTTCTTTCAGTTCAAGAGGGCCGCCCGCCTGCTGCTGCTCGATGCCGGCAGTCTGCCCTTGAGTTGTAGCCTCAGCAACTACCTTCTCGGCTTTCTGGTTGGCTTTCTGAGCCGCAAAAGCGTCAAGCTTATCACTCAGGCTCATCAATAATTCAGGCTGTCCGGTTGAGAACGTCTGAGGCTGAATGTTAACTGTTTCGGTAAATCTAGCCATAATTACGCCAGTTGAGCGATATTTGAACCGCCTTGAAGGAGTGAGCCTGCCGCACTTAGTCTGGCTTGAGATTGCGCGCTCTTACCTCTAGCCCTTGTGGTCAATGCACCGATACGAGTATTAAACGCATCACGCTCGGTGGCTGTCTGCTCTGCCTCGATAGACTGCTGCAAGATAGTTAACGGACTACCCTCAAACGCCGCTATTCCACTAGCGCCGGCATTGGCATTAGCTGTGGCCATTGCTGTAGCTAGCCTTTCCTTGCGATCAACTTCTCGCTGTGACGCGGCCAGCTCTTGAGTCTGGGCGGTAAGCTCTGACTCTTTAACGGCTTGCCGCCCCGCCTGTACTTGAGTACCAGCAGATAGCAAGCTAGTGGCCACTATTGTAGCCGTAACTGGATCAGCCATTAGACGCTCACCTCTAGATAAGCCGCTAGTATAGTCATTGGCATTGGCTCTTCCTGCGTTATTGTTAAAGTGGCCTCAACATCCCAGCCTTGTAAAAATATGCGCTCCAGTCCCGTATTGGGTATAGGTGGCTCGAATACATTAACGCCCATTGTTTTATCCGCTATTCGCTGATCATTAACAATTACGCCATTGCTTTCAAACAATTCAACCCCGGCCCTTATTATTCTTTTCGGTAAGGCTGCATTAGGGCCGTTATCTAACTGGATATTTAGGGGCATTGTCTCAATTATAGGCGTAAAATTTAACCCCCCGGTTATTAAATCAGCAGTTCTATCGATTGTTATTTCGCCACCAACAACCTCAAATATTCCCATATAGGAGCCGTCAGCAATAACGTCTACCAATTCACCCTCAAGATGGGTCAACCCTGTGAGCGTGTCCGTGCTGGTGGCTGAGGCGCTGGAGTCAGTCGTTAAATCAGGGTCTTCACGCTCAAGCATGTAAACAGTGGCACCACCTATAATCCTTTTCACATAAGTGTACAAAGTATCGTCAACAACGGCCACCGAGATCATTTCACCGTCACTAATCCAATTAGTAAACCCTCTAACATCTTCAGCAGCTAGGGAGTTATACACAGCCATTGAACCATCAGTGTTCACAAAGTAAGCATAATTAGCATCTACCGCCGTTGTTCCCCGTGATGCTGCCATTTCGATAGGGTCATTTATTAGGTCACTAGCCAATACTGAAACGGAGTCAGATACATAAGACTTCCCGGCATCAACAAAGAAGAAATTGCGAACCGCTTTACCTGTGCGCTGAATATAAAGCGTATTCCCATCAATGGTAATTGGGCGCACCTTTTTAGTGCCAAAGTTAGTTTGTGGCGATACGGCGATATTTTCAGGTGTGATTGGTGATGTATTGACCGAGAACTCACCGCCAGAGGTGAAAACCTGCAAAGTGCGGTTACTGAATATCCCGGTGACGGCGTTTACTTGGTCGGTATCAAGGGTTACATCAATGCCTTCGTCATCACGGGCCTTACCTGCACCAAAATCAAAAAACTGATTAACTTTTGAACCCCAGATAGTTGATGGTCTTGCAGTAGTTCCACCAAGCCACAATCTAGCCTCATGGAAAGTAGCAACCTGGGGCCAGCCTCTAGTAGCGGACCACACATCTTCAGCCCTAGATACGCCCGGCGTGGTTTCGGTGACATTTACCTCAAAGGTTGTCGATTGAGGCAATACTGGTACAAACGTCATCAAATCCCAGTCTTTAGCGCTATCGCCTGAAAACGTAACATCAAAAACAAATGTTGACACCGCGCTAACACTAATTGAACCCTCGCCTCCGGTATTAAATAGGTCAGTCAGCGCTATTCGGATATTCTCTTCATTGGTGGCATCATCGCCAGCAAAGGCAACTTGATCACTTAATATGCCCTCTAGGGATATTTTGTATGTGTCGCCCTCGCTGGTGCTGGTAAAAGTGGCCTGCTGCACTTCCGATGTAGGCGTGGGGCTTGAAGCATCATTAAAGTCGAATTGCGGGATATTAGAAAAACTAGCAGTACCTAGCGACCAAGTAGTATCACTTGTTCTAGATAAAATCCTGGGGGCTACAGCGCTATGGAATAACAAGGCAGTGTCTGCGCTTTGGATATAATCTAAATCTTGAACCTGCGACAACGTGTAAGGCGAGACTATGGTTGTTTGAGACACGCCATCTTTAAATACTTCAATTTGTAGATTAGTGAATAGCAGACAGTAGTTAACCTCTGTAGAGAATGAGAAATTGAATAGTCGACCATTCGTATCAGAGGTAATAAATTCGGTTCCATTTCTGCGCCTTACGCCACCCTGGACCAATGTGGTTACATTCTGGCCAGTTCTCATGCCGGCATAATAAGCCTGTAGATCTTTGCGCCCAGCCAGCCTGGGATCTAATTGACCCCGGTTAAACGAGCTTACAGGATTCCAAACCTTCGCCATTAAAAGAAGCTCCCGCCATTACGAACATCGGTAAATGGCTGGTCTAGTATTGGTGTTTGCGGGTACTGCTGAGCATCCGCTGAGAAAGCATCGGCTAAGGCCGCTAGATGCTTCTGTGAGTATAAAGCGTTCTTTTGTGTATCATCAGTCACAGATAGAGCAAACTCGCTAGCGAGCTTATAGGTGAGCGCTAGGACAAAATAAGATGGAAGCTGAGTTGTTGGTGGGCGATAAACATAATCAACCTCGATCTCAGTTTGATTAGAGTAGAGCTTGTCTTCGAATATCTTGTAGCTAGAGCGCGGATCAACGCTTTC